AGTGCCACCAATCGTTGCGAATGAATGCAGAGGTCTATCGACCAACAGAGGCATTTTGTTTGAACTACTCGTTGCCATTTAATTAACCATCTATAGAAAGTTTACTGAGAATTCAATACCGGAAGATCTCAATTAGACAGGAGAGATATCCCTTAGAGGTCCGCTATTCATCAGACCTAAAGATGTACTCATGCCTCTTTTCTGTGCCTTCTCCTTTATAGGTTTAACTTTGCCAGCTCTTTCAACTGGAACTGGAGGAGGATCAAACGATGAACCCCTTTGATTAGGTCTCGTTAATGTAGGTGTTTCATTATTGATAATCTGTTCACCATCGCCATATGGATTTCTTCTAACGACTTGATCTCCTTGCATAGAACCAGCAGGGTCTGCTGGGGCTGGTACTGGTTGGAATGATCTTATGTTTTGAGGATTATTAGGTACTCCACCTTTCGATCCAGCTAAGAAATTATTAACTTCTCTTTCTTCTTGCTTATTGATGTACCACTCATTTGGTCGGAAAGATCTTTTAGCACCTTCTTTATACTTCATGTGCTCGGCTTTTTTAGTCATGCCACAGATCCTCCGCCTAGAGCTTGGAATACATAATTAGGAACTCTTCCTTTTGTAAATGATGTGACTAACTCGTCTGCTGGATTAGGAACATTTCCGGGCTGTCCTCCAGGCGCAGGTAATTCTAATCCTGATTCTCCTCCAACTTGTGGTTGCATATTGGAGTTAAATGCTGGATTAAAATCATCCTCTGTTGTTGTCTTAACTGACTGAGCTAGTAACGTGACCGGATCAGCAAAAGCATTTGCTCTATTTGTATTTGCGTCGGTCAGGCTTGGAGCGATTTCTAATCCACTTTGCTCAGGATCTATACCAGAAATATCCGCTTTCTTTTCGTAGACTGCTTCGCTTTGACTTGTTATCTCATCCCTTTGCAACTGAGGTGCTGGCTGTATCTCTCCACCATTGATTGACTGAGTACCCTCTACTGCTTGGCTTGCATCAAATGACTTGTTTCCTCCCGGCAAATTAATTGTGTTTGACCTTGCTAGTAAGTAGCCAAGTCCTCCACCTAGTAGTGCATTTTGAAGCTTGCCATCACCTAGAGCTAAACCAAGTCCTGCTCCCATAACAGCTCCACCAGCAGGATCAAGAAGAACCTTTCCATGCTGCTGAAGCATTTGATTCATTTGACTCTGACGATTCCTCTCTGTCTGAGCACCAGCGTTATAAGTCGGTAAAACCTCTTGTTTTTCACTACTTTCTACGGAAGATGGACCTTCGATATTTTGTTCCGCTTTATCAATATCTACGATTTTCTTATCATCAAAATAATCTGTTTGACCAAGCATCTTTAATGCTTGCTCTTTTTTGCGATCAAAAATACCTTGTTTAATTTGATTATGTCTGCCTCCAACTCCAAGGCGGCTTCCATATGGTGAATTGTCTGACATGGTTCGTGGTTACCTCCAGTTTTGTGATCCAACGGCTTGTGCAATTCTTGTTCCAACTGCTGTATCAGCCGGACCTTTGATTGCCATGATGTATTCAGATCCAGATCGATCGAATGCGTATCTCCTTACCTCGTCTCGTCGATAGTTAGCCACATACAGAGTTTCAGCTAAACGATCAACTTCTCTGAGGTAAACCTCTCGATAGGTCTTATCTGCCTTAATAGGATCTGACTGCATGATCTGCCTGTCAGTATCCCCAGTAATCCGTTGGACCATATTGGGCTGTGGAGCACTCTCAGTCTTGAAGATCTGAGAAAGCCTGTAGACCTTATCGCAACGATTTAGATGCTCAATGATTCGCTCATAGAAATAACTATCAGGAACCCGAGCCATTGCTTCTTCTAAACGAGCAATATCACCGGCAGGCAAATTCGCTCCGGTGTTATAGCCAAGATGGAACCTTGTACGGCTTTTGTCGTAGTCGTTAAGTTCCAACCGTAAATAAAAGCGACTTTCGCTTTATTCTAGGCAATGTAGATAAGGTCTTCTTTAAATACCTCTTCCCAGTCAACTCTT